CGTCACCCTAGAATTACCTTATAACACGTTGAGAGACGTGGTAAAAAGGTATTTCCGACCACACCATTTTCGACATTACGTCGCGGATGGCGATCCGTTCAACAGAATCTCCGATTACCCTCGACAACAATCGAGGATATCCAGTATTTAAGGAAGGCGCCCGCACCGATGAAGGTACAAAGCGATTCTTCCTTACACTTCCCCGTTCTACACGGGAACAAGTGGTTACTGGTGGAACCTGGAGAGGCCACTGCCTGGTCCGTTGAAAAAGACCAGGCACTCTGCACTCATACCTTTGATAGTTAGTGTTGTACCGGGTTCGCATTCCACAATCAAGTGAATTGTCGAGCCCAAAAGCACAACATAACCGGTCGAAGGAACCGGCATCACGTGACATTCGATCCAAGCCTGATGGAACCGCTGTAAGGCGGCCCTCATCAGACAAAGGATCGGTGGCACGGCAACGCCTTGTACCTCTATACCCTCGTAGCGAAGCCAATCTCTGCTCATAAGGAGCGAGAAGTTGGAATCGTATACGTCGAGTATTTTGGCACACCCATGCGGTGACGCATGGGGGTTTTTGCGTAACAATTGGGACAATTTCTTGAGCCCAAGTTCGCAAAAGTGCAGCTGAACTGAACAATCCGCAAAGGAAGAATTTCCTTTGTAGATCAAGCAGTCCAGGGATGTTGATGAACTTGTTTCTGTCGTCATAATCATATCTCCTGTTGCGTATTATAGCAACGTCAGTGTGATTAAAGTACTCGGCGCCGCATGACTCGCGGAAGGGCGTGAGAGTGCACGTCTTTTGGACGTTAACCTCGCAACCAACCTCGGTAAGGGTGCCAATGAGTACTGCCATAGCATAATCGGGAACGATAATATCATCTCCGAAGACTGCAACGGCTGACGCCGTCTCAATCTCGCTTGGGACCGTAGAGTCTTTCGACTCCGCGGACCAATGATGTTGCACAAATCTCACGGACGCCATTGAAAGCGCCCAAAAGACGAGTGTCTCCACTGGGAAGCAAACTGCTGAACCCATTGGAGAAAATGCTGTTAGTCTGATACGCTCGCCCTTTACATCCATGTATTGGGAGCGCGTACAGAATAGCTGCGATCGTAGAACAGGCACCCCCGCAAAGAGGTACCAAACGAGCGCAGCTGACACAGTATCGGAAGCGTTGGATAAATCCAGTGTTCCCATACCGTCCTCAAAGGCCCTACGGCACATCTCCTGGTTTCGTGTTTGATCACGAAACTGGATGGATCTGCTTAGAAGCCAGTGAGAGTCAACATATTGCATTAACAACTTCATTTGACCCTGCTGAAGGTACTGCGTAGCAGTGCTTTCAGAGGAAATCAAGCGAGGACCTTTGAAGTCCTTCGGAACCAATGAGCACTTAGTGATAGAAATCTTTTCCATCACAGGTGCACCTTGACAACAAAGGGCTTCAAAAGATTGAGACCCATATACATTGAAGGGATACCAACGTTCGGCCCGTGAGGGCCAAGCGCGAATATCCCATCTCGTGAATCGATCGTAACCCTCAGCCACTCCTCCAGGACCATGTCCCGGTGTTATGGTAGAGAGGTCACATCTTTTCATCATCCTAGTGATCAAGCGTTGAGCTCGATACAAGACGGGGTGATTACGAGGCAACTTGGTTTTACCCAATTTGCTTTGGCGTTCACGAAAACCGTCCACGGTAGCTTTCTCCTGTTCTTGCGTGTAGGCTTTTTCGAGCTTACCGTCAAGAGAGAGAAACTGCCTTAGGAAGTATATGGTAGAAACACAAGGATCAGGACGAAGAGTCCCGGAATCTTCAAATATTCTTGCAAAGCAGGAATACGTGAATCTAGGGAGACATGTCCCCTTCCGTACCGAAAAGTCAGCGATGTTTTTAAAGACACCGCTGATCAAACCAGAATCAAGGGCCTTCCCAAGTTTGGGGAGGGTAACCTTGACAAAGCTAGAACCTTCTGACTTTGACCTCTCAGTCAACATCAGAATGTCATTTTCGTGAAAGGGTACTCCGTTCTGTAGTCCGTCATCAACGATTGATTGACGGAGTGCGACGATGCGCTCAAGGATGCATTTAAGGTCCCCCATTATGGGTTGTCCTCCTTGCTCTCCTTCTGTCTCAAAACTCAGTTCCGAAATCGCAAGCTAGACCTTAGTAAAAGTCCAACACTGCTTATCCTTAATATCCGGTCTGTTAGGCCGGTACGAAGGTATCGACATGCAGATCCGCGCCATCGGCGGGGATCACGCCTGCCAATAAGGCAGTGAGGACAGATGCTTTGGTAAAGCATTTGAGGAAGGCGACCTGATCCGACATTGCTGTCGTCAGACCGCTTTCCGTGCTTCGCGGGATCGTGATTTCCATTTTAGCGGAAACATAGATCGTGTTACCGGTCGCGTCTTCCTGAAAGGTCTTTTGGGCCTTGAAGAGGAAACGATCGGAACCCTTAGCACCAGGCGGTTTAAGAAAAGATTGGATTGTGATCGTCTCTGGCTCGGCAATTGTCGAGCCAGGGTTGACGAAAATCCTTTGATTTCCGACCGACTGCTGAAGGGCGAAGGCGATATCGGTCGTGCC